TGCTCTTATGGGTAACGGTGCAATATTTTATCGCTTACCAATTAGCGCGTTTATTCAAACGGGATTTAGACCCGAGAGTGTTCCCACAAGACGACTTGATGAACTGGAGCTTTGGAATTGTTTTTCTTATTATCCTACTGTCACTCATTGGTCTATTTTAACTGCAGCTTCAGGGTATTACTTTGGTAAAGATAAAAAAAAACATCATGGTCGTTATTTGTTTACAGTAGATTGGGGACATCCTGATGTTAATATGTTAGACACAGATCATTCAGAAATACCACAAGAACATAAATGTGCACACATCATTGCTTTAGATGATGGTAACTTTGCAGCACAACCAAACAATAGATGTATTTGGGACTTACCTTCTTTTACTGTTAAAAATAATATTCCAGATTGGAAAGTACAAACTAACGAATGGAATGTAGAAGATAGTGGTAAATGGAAAACACAAGACACAGATAATTTCTTCTATGAAATAGAAGAAAAAAAATGAATCAAGACATTATAGACAAATTACCACCAGACGTACAAAAAGAATATATGAAGATGGCGATTAAGCTATCTGAAAAAGAAAAACAAATAAAAGTACAAGATGATTTTTTAACTTTTGTAAAACACGTTTGGCCTGAGTTTATAGAAGGTAAACATCACAAAAAAATAGCAGATAAATTTAACAGACTTGCTAAAGGTGAAATTAAAAGATTAATTATAAATATGCCACCTAGACATACTAAGTCTGAGTTTGCATCTTTTTTATTACCTGCTTGGATGGTAGGTCGTAAACCTGATTTAAAAATTATTCAATCTACTCACACAACTGAGCTTGCAATTAGATTTGGTAGAAAAGCTAAAACACTAATTGATTCGATTGAGTATCAACAAATGTTTAAAACCACGCTCCGCGAAGATTCACAAGCTGCTGGTAAATGGGAAACCTCTCAAGGCGGTGAGTATTACGCGGCCGGTGTTGGATCGGCTATTACTGGACGGGGCGCGGATCTTCTAATTATTGATGACCCACATTCTGAGCAAGATGCACTTAATATGACTGCAATGGAACGAGCTTACGAATGGTACACGTCAGGTCCAAGACAACGTCTTCAACCAGGTGGAGCAATCGTAGTTGTAATGACTAGATGGAATATGAAAGACTTAACTGGTATGTTACTCAAAGCACAAAAAGAATTAAAATCAGATCAATGGGAGATTATAGAATTTCCTGCAATACTACCATCAGGTAAACCTGTATGGCCTGAGTATTGGAAGAAAGATGAATTAGAAGGTGTCAAAGCTTCTATTAGTATTGGTAAATGGAACGCGCAATGGATGCAAAATCCAACTGCAGAAGAAGGTTCACTAATTAAACGTGAGTGGTGGAAGGTTTGGGAAAAAGATCACATGCCACAATTAGAACATGTTATACAATCTTACGATACTGCCTTTCTTAAAAAAGAATCAGCCGATTATTCTGCTATTACAACATGGGGTGTTTTTAGACCAAGCGAGGACAGCGGACCGAATTTAATATTGTTAGATGCTGTTAAAGAAAGATTAGAATTTCCAGAGTTACGTAAAAAAGCATTAGAACAATATAAATATTGGAACCCTGAAACAGTTATCATTGAGTCTAAAGCATCTGGATTACCTTTAACATATGAGTTGCGAAAAATGGGGATACCTGTTATAAATTTCACTCCTAGCAAAGGTAACGATAAACATGCTAGAGTTAACGCTGTTTCGCCGCTGTTTGAAAGTGGCCAAATTTGGGCGCCGGATTTTAAATTCGCAGAAGAGGTGATTGAAGAGTGTGCATCATTTCCTTATGGAGATCATGATGATTTGGTGGATAGTACAACACAGGCGGTAATGCGATTTAGACAGGGAGGATTTATTATGCACCCAGAAGACGAAAAAGAAGATTTCATTCCGACACCAGTAAGAGAATATTATTAATGAGCCCACAAAATTTAACAAACGTATATAATCAAAACCCGACTTTACAAAGTCAATATACTTTACAACAATATTTAGATTTGTTTGGTGGAGGTTCTACACCTACAACACCTACACCAACTCCAACACCTACACCTACACCTACTCCAGTGCAACCTGGTATTCCAAATATTATAAATCAAAATGTAGGTCGTGAAGATGATAGAGTAGGTGGTGGTGGCGCTTTTGGTAATTTAGATATTAGTGATGTAAAAACTTTTGAAAAAGATGTTTACAATGCAAAGACAGGAATGTTTGAACAACAAACTGTAACTGGTTATAAAAATCCAAAGCTGGGTAACTATCAAACATTTGATGGTAAAAATATTAACCACGCAGGAATAAATTTTAAAGGTATTACTGGAGTCGTAGCAGAAGCTTTAGGATTTGGTCCTAAAAAAGATGACAAAGGTTATTACGATGGACAGATATCTGGAACCTTTACAGGTTTTAAACTTGGAGATTTTAAAACTATGAAAGATTTTTTAGCTGCTAAAAAATCTAGACAAAAACTAATGGACGAACATAAAATAATGTTAGATGAAATTAAAAAAGAAGAAATTAAAAAGAAGTTGGAAGAAGAAGCTAAAAAGAAACAAACTGCTACATGGACACCTGATCCAGGCCGAGACTACACCGACAAAGAATTAAGTGACATAGGAAGAAAACATTTCACAGGTAAAGGTATGGCTTTTGAAAAACGGAACACGGGAACTGGAAAAGGTCCTAGAAAAGACGGTGGTCTTATGGGTAAAGGCGGAAGTAGATTTAAAAGTTATTTCGACGGCGGCATTGTTAGTCTACGGAGAAGATAATGGCAGAAACGCTATTTACAGACATCATAGAAAATTTAGGCAAAACAAAAGTTAAAGTTACCGGATCAGGTAGTAAAACTGGTAAAAAACAAATTGCCGGCGCACCGCCAGGCATTACCTCTGATAAAGAAATAATTAACCTAGAAGGTAGTGCGGAGATTCCTATTACAAACAACGTAGATTTTTTAATGGATGGTAAATACAATAAATTTAGAGACAACATAGAATACAAAGACAATCAAATTTTTTTAGAAGACGCACCAAGTTATATAGATAGAAAAATCGGTGTAGGTATTAATAAAGACAAAGAAGGTTTGGGTGGTTATGCTAAATATAATATTGACACTCAAAAGCCGGAAGTTTTTTTAGGATATAGAAAAACATTCTCGGACGGCGGATCGACTAACGGTTCTGCTGAGAAAGCATTCAGTGCAAAAGTAAACGAGCTCATGGATGATGGCTACGAGTTTGGCGAAGCAGTCAAAGAGGCTATGAGACAGGGGTATAATAAAGGTGGTCAAGTTCTTAAAGAAGCTATGATTCAAAAATTATATACAGATTTTGGTCAAGCTTTAGTTGATTCTGAATCTTTAAAAAAACATGGTAAATCTATTAGAGATATAACTTCAGATCAAAGAGGTAATTTAAAAAGAAGATTAGAAAAATTTAAATCATTTATAAAAGAAAATAATAGAATGCCTAGTGAAGATGAAGCTAGAAAGTTAGGAAGAAAAGACAAAGCTATTACAGATGCTGTTGGAAAAGATGGTAAAGGAATTACAGAAGATAAGATTAGAAAAAACATGATTAAAAAAGGTGAGACAGTTAAAATGATTCAAGGTAAAGTAGTATTTGCTGATCCTGCAAAACAAAAACAATTTGTAGAAGATTTAACTAAAAGATATGCGTTAGGAAAAACTTCTAGTAAAGCAGCGGCTGCGGGAGTTTTAAGAAATGAAGATATATACAATAAATATTTTAAAGGTATTTATTCTCCGAGTAGTGTTAGAACAGTTATAGATCGTTTTAAAAAAGCTATGGATTTAGAATATTACAAATTAAGTCCACAAGAAAGAGATATAAATAAATTAAACAGAATAGCTGATGAACTTATTACACAAGGTGGCAAAAGATTAAGTGCAACTAAAACATCTCCTCTTCACCATTTATTTCCATTAGGAGATGAGTATGTAAAAGCCAGAGGAAAAGATTTTGCAATTCTAGACGATAAAACAAATGCTGCAATGCAGTCTTATAATAAAGATTTAAAATCTTTAGTAAAAGAACGACAACAAGTAATAAAAGATAAAATAGCAAATAAAATAACAATAGAAGAATTTAATACAAAAAATAATGATTTAAATGAAAGAGCTACAAAAATAATAACTCGGTATAATACCAATAATCCAGGAAACGAAGGTTTATTAAACTGGAGAACATTATCTATGGCAGAAAACAACAAAGTAATAGTAGGAGAAGCTATTGGTGGAGATTATAAAAAGTTTTCTATAGATCCAGAAAATAGAACATTAATTGAAAAATTAAGTAAAAATGATCTTAGAAAATATAGAGAACTAATAAAAAAGAAATCTACTGTAAGTGATTTAAAAAAAATTGAAGGTGTTACAACTGCTGATAAAATTGAAAGACCCGAAAAAGCTACTTTAAAAGAAAAGTTTGATAACTTTAATGAAAAATTTAGAAGTAGTAAACCTGTAATACAAAAATTTAGTTCTAAATTTCCAGGAAGTGCTTTAGCATTAGCTCCTGCAGAATTTGCTTTATCGTTAGCAGCAGGAGTTCCTGTATATGATGCTGCAGCAAGTGCTGGATCATATTTATTAAAAGATCCTGCTATTGGAAAGGCAGTCAATATTCCTTTAGCATTAAGAGCTATGACAGATTATGATGATGCTGAAGAAATGATAAAAAGAGCTAATAAAAGAAGATTAGGAATTGAAACTTTTTTAGAAGAAGTTCCAAGTAAAGCAAAACAATTTCTTACGCAAGGAGAAAGAGCTACATATCAGAATATAGAGGATTACTTGCCAGATGAACAATTATCAGGTATATTGTCGGTCAAAGGTGTACAATAATTAACAGGAAAGAGATATGGCTAAAATAGAAGACGCATTACCCAACGAAACAGTTACTGATGAAGCTTTTGTAGAACAAGAAGTTGACGTTTCAGAAGCTGACGTTCCTACACAAGAAGGTCAAGCAAATGTAACTATGGATGAAGAAGGTGGAGCAGAAATAAATTTTGATCCTAATGCCATGGAAGGATTACAAACAGAAGATCATTTTTCAAACTTAGCAGAAGTTATGGATGATCAATACCTAGCAGAGCTGGGTACAACTTTATTTGATCAATATACAGAATACAAACAGTCTAGAGGTGACTGGGAAGATACTTACAGAGAAGGTTTAGAACTTTTAGGTTTTAAATACGAAAGAAGAACACAACCTTTTAGAGGAGCAAGTGGTGTTAACCATCCTGTTCTTGCTGAAGCGGTAACACAGTTTCAAGCGCAAGCTTACAAAGAATTATTACCAGCAGATGGTCCAGTACGTGCACAAATTTTAGGAGA